TTCTGTGTATGCTACTGTGATTCTTGCAGAGTGATTGGGAGGTTGGAGTGTTTTCATGGTAGTAGTTTTCTGATAATAGTAAAGATAGTTAGAATGAGATTTCTCCATACTGCATACATTAGAAGACAAAATGTGAGGATGAATATTCCTTCAAGCATTGTCTAAACCTCATAATGATATACGTATATCTAATGAAAAGTTTTAGTGATAGTGCAAAATGAATGGAAAATCGTGGGAATTAATATTAACCAATAAATCCAATTCCCCAACCAACCCGCTTATTTTAACCAAATCACCTACCCAAAACACCTAATTTAAAGAAAATGTGAAGAATCTCACTTTTCTTGAAACCGAATCCTGAGTAATTCGTAGAGGAAAACCCCTTTTGCCTTGGAGGTTAGTCAGATGGCTGGTTGGGTTTTTGGGGAAAGGTGAATGAGAGAATCTCATGATAATGATGATTCATGTGATTCTCGAATGGGGCAAATCCCGAACCATATCTAAACTATAAATATCAACCAAGAGGAGAAAACATCATCTCTCTTACATTCTTGGTTGAAATATAGTCTAATATTTTTCTAGAAGACATTCAAGAAATGTAATCTCTTCTTCTAGTCTTTCTTTCTCTCCAAATAGTTTTCTTTTGTAGGATTTTATGTTTTCATTTCTGTAGCTAGTTTTAACTCTTTTGAGTTTGTTTTTAAGTCCAGTGAGTCGGAGTTCAATGTCTTCTTTCATGATAATACAGGAAATCAATTAAGTGAAAGAATAAAGATCAGACTTAAGATCTTCAAGAAACTCAAGTTCTTGTTCAATTTGATCTATTCGAGAAGCTATTGAAGATGCAGTTGGACTACCAGATACCTGATAATCCAAACTATCTTCAAGATCAGAAAGATCTTGTTCGAGTTTTTCAGTTCTCTTATTAATCTTCTCAAGAGCAGTCATGATAATACAGAATTTAATTCAGGTAATACAAGAGTGAAAAGCAGAGTTTTTCTAAACTAATTAAAAAGTAAAAGCAGAGCCAACCAGTAAATCTTCACTGATTGACTCTGCTTATTTGAATTTACTCCTACGCTTCAGGAGCTTCGACAGCACCAACTTCTTCAGGAGTAAACTCAACACGTTCGTAATCAACCTCTTCAGGCTGAATACGCTCAATGCGTCGTCCATTGAGGTGTCGATTGCCCTGCTCATCAGTGTTGAGGCTGAATTCCACCTTCACCGTGTCTCCTGGTGAAATATCAGCAAACTGCTCTTCACTCACGATGACAACATCCTGCTGACGGTTATTACTCACCATCAACGAAGGAATGTCACTGTTACGAAGATCATCCGTATCAATGACAGCCTCACCATCATGAGGCTTCACAAGCTCCTTAAGATCAGGAGCACTACTGGCAAGCATGAGAGAGACTGCAATAAACTCTTCAGTCTCAAGCTCATCCCAATAACCAGTGGCATTGACGCGAGCAACAGCAGTCTTCGTCTGACCATTTTCCAGATCAGACTCATCACTCTGGCTGACAAAGCTGGTGCGCTTGAAAAAGTCTTCCGCATTTAAAAGCATAAGTCAAGCGTGTATCTTATGATAAGATAATTGCGGTGCTAATAGGGATGAGTTAGGTCAAATGACTCTAACTCAGAAAGATAGCACCGGGGGCACTCGAATGCCCAGAACTAAGCGGGGGTCCTTTGTAGGGGTGGTCCTCGAATACATTATTACCTCAATTTTTTGAGTTTTATTTCACTCGAAACAACCTATTTCAAGGACTGTTATACATCTACACTCATTTTCTTAGTAATATAAATAAATCTAATATGATTGAAATTCATTTATTTACTGAATACGATGATGAAGAGTCTAGTTCTCAACAAGAAGAGACAATTGAAGACCTAGACTTAGAACTCGAAGGACATAATCAACATTATGATGAAGATAATATCAAATCACTTGTAGTCTCTACTAATCCAGATAATATTATTATGGTACAGCCATTTGAACAGGGTAAAGGAAGTCTATTATTCTTAAAAGGTGGAGGAGTTGTTAGAGCAGAAGAGAGTCGAGAAGAGATTCATAATAAAGATCAAGAGTGGAGAGAAAAATGGCAATAGATATAGATTCTGCACCTATTCTAGTTAACAAGTCTGATCTTGAAGACCTTATTGAAGAAAAAGACAAACTAAAGAATACAATAGAGTTTTATAATCAAGTACTTAAGAATATAGAGCTATTTCTTACCTTTTGGTATGATGAGACTACTGAATTTGGAAAAGTCAAAGATGCTTTTAATGATCTTGATGATCCTTCGTGTGAAATGAGAGTTGTTAATGGAAGAGTCAAACTAAAACTAAACGATGAAGAGAATACAAATCCCAGTTAACGGTATTAGAGATTATGTTGAGCTTTTTAATGGCTTATTTCAGCTTACAAAGTCTGAAGTAAACATACTTACAGAGTTTATTAGGTGTTATTTGACCCTAAAAAAGAACAGTAGAGATGAAAATGCATTCTCTACAGAGATGAAAAAGAAAGTTGCTGAAAGGCTTAATAGGGATGATTTTAATACTCTTAATACATATATCAAAAGACTGAAGGATAAGCAAGCTATTTCAAAGACTAAGAGTGGGTATAAAATCAATCCTATTCTTATTCCAACAGATGATAACAAAATTCAAATAGAGCTAAAATAATGGAAAAACTAACAGTTGATAAACTTGAAGACCTTATTTATGAGGCTGATGAAAAAACTAGAGATGTAAAACTATATTGGGTAGATTCAAGTCAAAAAGAACAAATTAATAAATTAGATGGCAACACAAGGAAAAGTAGACAGACAGAAGATATATAAACAGATTGAGGAAAGAACTGATATCCCTAGACACAGAGTAGAAGAAGCAGTAAAACATCAATTTAATAGAACTGCTGATCTTATGGCTAGTGGGGATAGAGAAACAAGAGATTTTCCCAAGATCCGTTTGCAGTATTTCGGACAGTTTTATGCTAAAGAAGAACGAATAAAACATCTACAGAAAGCAGCTAAAAAATCTAATGAGTGAGACATTGGAAAAACAAATCAAATACTACAGAGCAGTATTAAATAAAATTACAGAAGAAATAGAACAAAATACAAACTCCTTTATTCCAAGTTTTAAGACTGGGCATTATTCAACTGTGAGAGAAGCAGAAGAATTTGCTAATAGAGCAGTGATTAAAATGTCTGAAGGGAGAATGCAACTTGGAAACAGTCTTAGATACATTTCAGGAGGAAGTCCATATCGTGAAGCTTCTATTAAAAGAATGTGTGGAGAAACAGATCATATTCCAGATCCAGTAGATACTGATTCTAGATTTGCTATGCCTAAGTTTTCAGATAAAGTATCTTCTTTGGACTATTTAAGGGAAGTGCTTGAAGAAATGAAGCTTGAACTTATTAATATTGTTAATGATACTGATAAGAATGGTCGTATTGAAGCACATATAGAGGACTCTATCAATAAGTTGTCATTAGCTAAGAACTATTTAGGAAAGATTCTATTTTGTATAAAACAAGTAACACAGGATGCACGGTAATCTTTTGAAGCTTGATAATGAGATTCAAGCACAACCACATCCAGCAGCACTTCAAATTCCAGAGTTTAAAAGTCTTGTAGATGAATGTGATAATCCCCGTGTAATGCTGGGGTATATTTATCATATTCATAATCCAGAATCTCCCTATTCAAACTATGAGGAGGGAATGAGAAAAGAAGAAGTAAAAAATGATCTCCTTGGAGATGAGGAAGCAGATATTCCAGATGTTGTTAAGGAAGCTGAACAGAAATATGTAGAACTAACAAGAACACCTGAACAAAAGCTTCTTGATAAGGCTGTAAACTCTATATATTCTCTCATGGATTATCTTGATGCCTTTGATCCTACAGAAACAGATGAAAATGGAAAGCTTGTTTGGAGTACTAAAGACTATATAAGGAATATGGAAAAGCTAAACTCTGTTGTTGATAGTGTAAGAGATCTTAGAGACAAGGTTGAAGAAGGAGAAGGTACTGGTGGTGATATTAGGGGCGGTGTTGAACTTTCAAAGTGGAATAAATAGTATATGAGATTTGCAAACACAAGGCAACTAAGAGAGGAAGGACTTAAGTTTGAACAAAATGGCTATTACTGTGACTCTCCTAAAGGCACAAAAGGTTTTTATGACTATTGGGAGGAGCAGGAAAGGAGATGTAAGGAGGGATATTCTGTAGGAGATCTTGAAATTACAGGATATCATTACTTTTATCTCAATTTTGGTCGCATTGAGAGAGTATTTGAAGATCCTGATACTGGTGATGTTAGTGAAAGAATGGCTCCTCCTCTATTCTATGATTGGGACTATAATTATTTTTGGGCACTAGATATAGCAAAAAATGGTATCTCTCCTGAGAAGTATGAAAAGCTTAATCTTGATATAAATATTAAGGACCTTACTGGTGGGAATCATATGGTAGTGCTGAAGTCAAGAAGGAAGGGGTATGCACAACCCAATAGTCATTTAGTAGAGACACCCAATGGTCAAAGAAAAATAGGTGATCTAGAGGTTGGAGATAGTGTTTTAGGAGCAGATGGAAAAGAGACGCAAGTAACTGAAGTTCATCCACAGGGCAAAGAAGAAGTAGTAGAGGTAACACTAAGGGATGGAAGAACAGCAAAATGCAGTAAAGATCATCTATGGAATGTTATTGACTATAAGGGAAACGAAAGGACTGTGTCTACTGAGTATATGATGAATAATACAGATTTAATTCATAATAAAGGTAAAGATAATCAATACTATCATTGGTATATAAGAAATTGTAAACCTATTAAATATGAGGAAAAGAACTTACCTATAGATCCCTATGTTCTTGGTGTATTTTTGGGAGATGGAGGAGGAAAGAGAAGTAGTCTGAAGATTAGTTCTTCAGATGAAGAGGTGATTAATGAAGTTAGAAATAGACTACCTTCAAAATATTCAGTTAGTTCTAGAAGTGAAGATTGTATTCATTATAGTATAACTACTCCAAATCAACATAAAAATCCATTAATTAGAAAACTAAAAAAGTTAGATCAGTGGACAGGGTGTTTAAATAAATATATTCCATCTGAATACTTAATGTCATCAATAGAACAGAGGAAATCTTTGCTTAGGGGACTGATGGATACAGATGGTACTTCTTCTCCTGGCGGTACAGCAGAATTCACAACATCATCAGAAGATCTTAAAGACTCTATTGTAAGACTTTTAGCTGGATTAGGAATTAGATATAAGGTTTCAGATGCAATAGATCCATATGAATCTTCATTTTCTAAAAATAAGCACTGGAGTATAAGTATAACTACTGAAGAAAAGATATTTAATCTAACTAGGAAGCAAGAAAATATAAGAAATGATAGAGAATATGACTATAATAAAATACCTATAGTTAATATTGAGCCTTTGGGTTATGAAGAAAAACAAACCTGCATAACTGTTAATAATGAAGATAGTTTATACTTAAGTGAGAATTATGTAGTTACACATAATTCTTATAAAAGTGCTTCAATGCTTGCTAGGAACTTCTGTCTTGGAGAAAATTCCAAGAATTATGCAATGGTAAGTGATAGTGAATATCTTACAGGAGATGGATTATTTAGTAAGACATGGGATCAACTTGCTTTTATGGAGGAAAATACTCCTTTTGGTCAACCTAAACTAAAAGATCAGAAGCTTAAGAAGGTAGCTGGATACAAGGAAAAGAAAAGAGGTATTGAAGTAGAAAAAGGAAAAAAGAATGCTATTATTGGGGTATCTTTAAAGGATAATCCAGAAAAGGCTGTAGGAAAGAGTGGTGAACTAGGATTCTTTGAAGAGGCGGGGAAGTTTCCTGGTCTTATTGAGGCATGGGAAGCTTGTAGACCCTCTTATGAGCAGGGAAAGTATACAACCGGTACGATGATCGCCTATGGGACGGGAGGTACAGAAGGAGCAGATTATGAGGGTCTTGAAGAACTATTCTTTAACCCAGAAAACTATAATGTACTTCCTATTGAAAACCAATGGGATACGGGTACTGAAAGCAATACATGTGGATTTTTTGTACCTGCTTATGTAAACTATGAGGGCTTTATTAAAGACAACGGAGTATCTCAAAAAGATGCTGCAAGAGAGTATTTAGAACAGGAGAGAGAAAAGAAGCAAGAGGGTGATGATCCTAGAGGATATAATAAACATGTAGCTCAGTTTCCCTTTACTCCCAGAGAAGCTACCATGAGGGTAGATAATAATATCCTACCCACTAGTGAACTTAATGCACAACTATCTAAGGTTATATCTAAGGGATTACACAATTCTCTCACTGCCGGAAGGCTTAGTAGAACTGGAGAGGATGGAGAAATAGAATTTAATCTTGACGAGTCAGTTAATCCAATATTTAAGTTTCCAACTCCAAAGGATACTGATAGAAGGGGAGGTGTCGTTATCAAACAAAGTCCCTATGAGGGAGAAAATGGAAAAGTACCCAATAATATGTATTTCATTTGTCATGACCCCTATGCTCATGATGGATCTCCAGAGGGATCTTCATTGGGTGCTGCTTATGTAATTAAGAGAAAGAATCCCATTGATCTTAGTTATGCTAATTGTCCAGTAGCAAGCTATGTAGGAAGACCAGCAAGACAGGATGACTATAATAGAAATCTATTCATGCTTGCTGAATACTATAATGCAAAGATTGCATTTGAGAATAACAGAGGGAATGTTATGGAGTATGCAAAGAATAATAATCTACTTCAGTATCTACACGAAAAGCCTGATATTCAAGAAAGTAGACAAAGGACGAGGAGTAGAACTACTAGAAAATATGGGATGGGAATGAACTCAAAATCTGATAAAAATCAGGCTGAAGTTTATATAAGAGATTGGCTACTTGAGGAATATGCAAAATCACCTGATGGAGAACGCAAGTTAGTACTGAACAAAATTCTTGATCCTGCATTATTAAAAGAGCTTGCAAATTACAATAAAGATGGAAACTTTGATAGGGTTAGTGCTTTAATGATTGGTATGTATTATCTTAAACAGTTAGAATCAAAAGCTGTGAAAGAGCAAGATCCTATAGAACAACATGGAGACTTTTTTAATCGAAATTGGTTCCCAAAATAAAGAATGAGTCTACTTAAAAATACATCTTCAGATATTCCAAGACAACGCCTACCAAGATCTGAAAAGGATTTTGAGTGGCAGAAGAAGAATATTGATGCATTTTATGATATTTCCTACTTTTCTCAAATCCCAGGATCTAGCTATGATCTTGTAGAAAAGGCTTATGATTTATATAATGGGGTTATTGAGGAGGGGGACTATTCTCATGTCCTAAAACCCTATGGAAAGAAAAGAGAGAACTTTCCTGCTGAATTACACAATTATCCAATTTTAAAGCCTATTGTAGATCTTCTAATAGGTGAAAAGAGAAAGAGACCGATGAACTATTCGGTTGTTATTGAAAATGATGATGTGGCGACGAGAAAGAGTCAAAGAAAGAAGGAAGAACTTGTAAAAGCCCTACAGGAGAATTTTACTGATGAGCTAAGAAAAAGAGGTGTACTTGAAGCTCCTGCAAGAAGTCAACAGCCCGATAAAGAGGATCCACCGGATCCAAAAGAAGTTAAAGAACAGTTTGAAAATGAATATAGAGACCATCGGGCAGTTGTAGGACAAAAGGCTCTTAATATTCTTGAACAGGAGGAAGATGTAAAAAGAAAGTTTATTGAGGGATGGAAAGATTGGCTTATTGCAGGAAAAGTTGCAAGTAGAAGAGAAGTTGTTTCTAATGAAGTGAAATATGAGATACTTAATCCTCTTTATGTAGACTATGATAAGAGTCCAGAAACAGAATTTGTTGAAAATGGAGATTGGGCTGTAGTTAGGAAATATGCACAACCTAGTGAAGTAGTTGATGAATACTATGATGTTCTAACTCCAGAGCAAATTGATCAAATTGAAGATCCTCAGAGAGATAGAAGTGGGGACTATCTTGTATATAGTGATATTTATGAAGATACAGAGGATGATGAGCATCACACAAGACTTGTAGAGGTTGTTCAGTGCTATTGGAAGAGCAGAAAAAAGATTGGTATTGTAGAATACGTAGATCAGTTTGGTCAAATACAAAAGAAACGTGTTGAAGAAGATTATGAAATGCAAGAAAATGATCTAACTGTTGAATGGCATTGGATTAACGAAGTCTGGAAGGGGACTAGAATTGATGAAAATATCTATGTGGATATTGAGCCACATCCTATTCAGAGAAGGGATATGGATAATCCAAGTAAATGTAAGCTTCCTATTAATGGAAGAAAATATTCAGATAGAAATGCTCCAAACGTATCGCTCATGATCCTTGGATATCCCTATCAGTTGATGTATAATATCTTCAAGTATAGACTTGAAAATGCTGTTGCAAAGTCTAAAGATATGATTGCACAGCTTGATATTAATATGATTCCTGATGGATGGGATATGGATAAATATATGTATTACATTGATGCTACTGGAATTGCTTGGCAGGACTTTCAGAAGGAGGGGATTCAGCCAAATCCTCATCAGCAGCAAGTACTTGACCTTACAATGAAAACTGCTACTCAGTATATCGAACTTCTTGAGTATACAAAGAAGGAAGTATATGATCTTATTGGACTTAATCCTCAGAGAAGAGGACAGGTTGATGAGTACGAAAAGGTTGAAAATATGCAACATGCTATTCAGCAATCAACAGCAATGACTGAGGACATGTTTGCTAGATATGCTGAATTTGAAGAGAAAGAACTTCAGGCTCTTCTTGATTACTCAAAGCTTGCATGGGTAAATGGAAAGAGTGCAAACTACAAGCTTCCAGATAAAGGAGAAGATATTGTAGAAATTGATGGTATTCAGCATATGGAAAGTGAATATGGAGTCTATGTGTCTGATGCAAGAGAGGATGTTGTCAATCTTAGACAGATTAAAGAACTTGGACAAGCAATGCTTCAAAATGAAGCTGCTAGTCCTGCTGATATTGCAGAAATCCTTGATTCTCAGTCTATGGAAAGTGTTAAGGAGAAGCTTAAAGATGCAGAAGAGACAAGACAACAACTTAGACAGGCTCAAATGAGAGCAGAGAAGGCACAACAACAGGCTGAGAGAGAGCTTGAACAGCAGAAGATGGAGGCTGAAATTCTTCAAACACGTCTTGATAATCAGGCAGATCTTGAGGAAGCACGTATTGATGCTGGTGTTGAAAAAGAAAAATCTGAAAAAGATGCTGAAATTAGCAGGAAGGAGATTGAAGCAGAGAAGAAACAAATGGAATCAGATGAGAGAATTGCAGAAAAGCAAATGCAAGAAAATGGAGATTCAGAACAAGATAGCTAAAAGTGACATATTATAAGCTCCTGTTTTATGGGAGAACAAAGCTTTAAACCTATCATAGATTATAACCAAGAATAAAACAGAATCCGAAATAACATGCCTTTTGATCTAGATGAAGTTACATTTGATGAGCTTGAGGATGAAGATGAACCTGCTGATTTGGAAGAACAAAGTGAACCAGATCAGACAGATGAACCTGAGCCAACAAATGATGACACAGAGGAAAAGGAAACTATTGAAGATATTGATGAAGATAAGCTAGAAGAAGCTTTTGAAGAAGACAATGTAGATGAAGAGGAAGAAAGTACAGATGAAACAGAAGAAGATACTAGTAATGAAGAAGAGACTAATACAGAAGACCAAGAAGAAGTCGATGATACACGATTTGTAGATGATCTTGCTTCTCAGTTTGGACTTGATCCTGAAGAAGATTTTGAAGATGATCTTGATGATACTTGGGATGATGCTCTAGATGTTGCAAAGAAGGGAGGAAAGAAGATGGCTCAGAATGAGATTAATACCTTCTTTGAGCAGTATCCTGATGTTGCTGAATATGCAACTTATAGAGCAAATGGTGGAGATCCCGATACATTTAGAGAAGAGGTTCTAAACTCACCAAGTTATGAAGATCTGGAGCTTGAAGGAAGAGAAGGAAGACAGGAAGAAATTGTTAGAGAAAAGCTTCAGACAGTTGAGGGTTTTGATGATGAAAAAGTTGATCAAAAAGTTGAAACATATAAGAGTTCAGGAGTTCTAAAACAAGAAGCAGAAGATGCTAAAAATATTCTTGCTAATAAGCAAGAGCAGAAAAGACAAGAACTTATTAAAGAACAAGAACAGAAGCAAGAACAGCGTAGGGAAGAGATTCAAAAGGAGCAGCAGAGATTTAAGGAGACTATTCATGAGTCTGATAATCTAGCTGGTGTTCAACTTCCTGAAGATCAAAAAGATACATTTGAAAGTTACCTGTTTGAACCCGTAAATGATGAGGGTATGACGCAGGCTGAAGTTGATTATCAAAATATGGATAGAGAAGAGACTCTTGCCCTTTATTATCTTTCTTTTCAGGGGCTTGATAGTCTTAGTGATCTTATTGATAATCAGGCTTCTACAAAGAGGGCTGAACAGTTGAGTAAGAAGCTCAAAAAATCTTCCAGTAGGGATGTTTCTGACAAATCCGAAAGGGGTAGTCAAAGTAGAAAGAGGTCGGATGATCCAAACCTTGAGGGCTTTGACTTAGATTCAGCAATTTCTTAATTTCTAATCTAAATAATATTTTTTACTATGAGAGTAAGTAAGCAGAGATATAACGATTCACAGATGACTGACCAGAATTCTCTGGCTCAGGCTCTGCTTCAGCATCCCGAGAAGCTTTCCAGAACAATGGTCTTTCTTGGGGGTCGAGAGGATAAGCGCTTTCCTCTTACAATGCTCACTGAGGGAGTTGGTAATACTCGAAGTATTGATAAGTATGAGTATGAATACAATGTAATGGATAGGATTGATCGGACTCGTCCGGTTGATCAGACTCCCGCTAACACTAGTAATGTTGGTGCAGGAAATGAGAGATTCCAACTTCGATTCCCTGATAAGTGGTTTATTAAGGATTATGTAATTATTGGTCCTTCGGGAGTTCAGTGCCGCATTATGGAAGAGCCTCGACCAGTTGGAGATGCATATGAGTACACTCTTCAGATTGCAAATAGTGATCCTAATGAAGTGGTACCTTCTGAAGACCTTCAGGCAGGTGCTCAGTGGGGTCAGCTTTTTGCTCCTGTTGGTACTGATCACTCACGGGGTAATGCCCATAACTTCAGTACACCTTCTAAGATCCGTCATAAGATCACGAAGGTACGAAAGAGTTATCAGATGGGTGGTTCTGTTAAGGACTATGCAATGGATATTGAGCTTCCTACATCCAACGGTACTACAAACCTTTGGATGCCGTTTGAAGAGTGGCAGTTTATGCTGAAGTGGAGAGAAGAGATGGAAATGCTTTACTGGTACGGTGAACAGAGTTATGATGAGAATGGAAACACCGTTATCAGAGATGAAAATGATCAGCCCGTTAACATTGGTCCCGGACTCTTCCAGCAGGTTGTGAATAAGGATACTTATTCCAGTCTAACGGAAGATAAGCTCCGAGATGTTATTGGTGATCTCTTCTATGGTATGACTGATAGCCAGAATAGACAGGTTACACTTTATACTGGTACTGGTGGAATGAGAGAGTTCGACCGTGCTATGAAGGATTATGTTGGCTCCACCAACTTCCAAATCCTTGATGACAATAAGTTTATCAATGGCGAAGGTAGAAACCTTGGTCTTACTGGTTACTTCACTACCTATGAGCACGTTGATGGTCATACTGTCAATGTTGTTAAGCAACCACTGTTTGATCATGGTCCTGTAAGTAATACACGACCTAAGCATCCTGATACTGGTTATTCACTTGAGTCCTATCGTATGTGCTTTGTTGATCAGAGCAACTACGAAGGTGAGCCTAACCTCCAGATGATTAATAAATCTGGTGAGGAGATGAAGAAGTGGGCTGTTGCTGGTTCTACAGTTCCAAATGGATTCTCAAAATCCAACGGACTAAGAGCTACTGATATTGATGGTGCTTCCGTTCACTATCTGAAGACCAGTGGTATTCTCCTGCGAAGATTTGATACTTCGCTTGATCTTCAGTGCATTGCTGCATAAGGTCAACTAGAGAACAATCCTAGTATGGGTTTGTAGCCTGTACTAGGATTTTCTCTATGTTGGTATTTAATAAGTCACCTATCACAAAATAACTTAACTATTATGTCTGAACAACGAAGAATTTGGTTACACAGAGTTGAACCAAAAGGGGATCTTCCCCAAGATGTGAGGAAGAATGCAATACGCAGACTTTCAAGTGTCTATAAGAATAGAAAGCCCCTTAAGGGACTTGAAAGAGATGAAGAAAAAGAACTTCTTCCACGCATTATTGATGCAGATCCAGAAGAGGGTTCTGTATTTCATGAAAAAGCTTCTACATATTGGAAGGAGATTACAATTGATGTACCTTCTGGAGGAAAGCCACTAAATGTTGCTAGAGATGACAATGGTAATCCTATTAATCCAGAAGATTATGTATTTTATAGGTTTGCTCAAGCACATCCTCAAGTTGCTGAATCAGAGCAAAAAGCAAAAAGAAATAGAAATAAGATGTTTTGGATTCTTGATCCTGAAGAGAAGAAGAGAGAGAATCGTAAGGATGTTGAAGTGAAGTCTGAAGCTTATAAGGAGTTTATTAAGGTCAAGGATGATGAGGATAAGATTAATCTCATGCTTCGGGTATTTGCAAATGAAAACCCTGATCAAATTAATGATATTGATGAAAAGGTTAATACACTACATGATGAGCTTGAACAACGTCCTGGAGAATTTATCCGGCTATCTCAAGATGATGATCTTGAAAAGCAAGATTTTGTACTTCAGTGCATTGAATATGATGTACTCCGTAAAGTCGGAAATCAAATCATGTTTGAAGATGAAGTAATTGGTAGAGGAGTTGATGAAGTTGTTGCTTATCTCAAGAATAAGAGAAACTCCGGTACTCTTTCTTCACTTAAGGCACGGCTTGAGGAGGCCAAGAATTAACTATGACTGTCGAAGAGATGCACGCTTCGGTCTTACTGAAGGTGGATAAGGTTGGTAGTTATTCAACTGCCAATCTTATTCCTGGTGAGATTGATGATTTTCTTAATGATGCACAAAGAGAGTTTATTAATCAAAACAGGAGATTTCTCAGAGAGTACAGTGATGATAGACAGGGGGTTGAAGCACATGAAGCTCTTAGAGGACTTATTGAAGAAGATATTGTTACTTCAATAAACACCTTATCTGATCTTGAGAATGGATTTATTTATGATCTAACTTCTCTTTCAAGCCAATATGATTACTTCATTTCAGCAAGAGCCTATTATTCAACTCCTGATCACTGGAAAACAACTAGAATTGTAAGTAGAGCTTTTATTAATGATAGGGGAAAAACACTCTATCATCAAGATCCAATATTTTCCGAAACTCCTGTACATATTGATAACAAGGATCTAATTGGTCTCTATGATACTGAAGATGGGGAGATCCCATCAAAACTTGCTATTAATTATGTAAGACAACCGAATGATATGTTCTTAGATCCCAATAATGCTACTAACAATGTAGATTCAGAGATAACAGGAGATTATCACAGAGATATAGTTGATATTGCAGCAAGAAAGATCGTTGCTTCTCTTGCTGGACAAGAAAGTACACAACAATCATAGTATATAACATTAAGGATTTTGAAACAACAGATGCTATTATGCATCTGATGTATTACACTCAGATGATTTTATTTTTTACTTTTCTGAGTACTTTTTCACTATAAAGAAAACAAAACTAAAATCGAGTTATGCACTTTACTCGTGTTCTTGTACAAAATGACGGTACACCATTTGAGCAGAATGTTAGTAATCTCAATGATGTTAATGATCTAACCGTCCAACTTAGAAATGCTGGAGATACTCAGCCTACCAACGGTGCTGCTGTTGGTGATACTATTGATACCTCTGCTGATCTTGGTAATAGTCTCGATATTACAGACTATGATGCAGTTCAGCTAGTATTTCGTGATCAGTCTAATAGTTTGGTTGAAACTAGTCCAGTAATTCCAACTGGAGATCTAGAGATCTCTCAGCTTGCCTACACCCGTCCCTCTCAGCAGGTAACTACAGTTGACTTTCCGTCAGCACCTGCTTCTGATGATTTCTGGACAGTGAAAATTACTGATCTTGAACAGGGACACCAGCCTTTTAATAGACGCTCTTATGAAGTTGAAGTCCTCTCTAGTTTCTCAAACGAACAGATTGTTGAAGCCTTTGTGGATGCAATCAATGATCGTGAGGATCAGATTAATGACTTTCAGGGAGCTTCAGTATATGCTGGTGTTGAATATGGTACTAATGCAAGTGTTAGCCTCTCCGGTCTTGCTAATGGTGATACCTTTGATCTAACTATTGAAGGTACTACTTATAGTACCGAAGAGGTTAATACTGATGAAGAAGAAACCTTCCGTGAGTTTGTCTTTGAACATGGAGATACCATCCTTGATCAACATGGGGTTGCTTTCCGTGTAGATGAAAATGGTAATAGTGATCTCACTATTTATCAGGTTGAAGGATATGATCTAACCCTCACGGATGCTGGTACTCTTGATGCGGCAGTTACTGGTACTGGTAGTGCTACTCTTACAGATGCTTCTATGTCAAGTGAGGTTCTTCGATTAACTGCAATTGACACAGGAGATATTTTTGATGTAGCTACTAGAAATTTCAATGCTGATTCAGTCACTACAAGATTTAGTCCTAATGATGGTGTAGGAACTCCTGCTCAAATTTCTGATTATGAGCGAGAGGACAGAGGTACTCTTGGAAACTATGTTCAAAGTACTAACCTCCTTGGCAGTCTTCCTACGGATCCTGAATACGGACAGTCTAGTGCTCGCTATGACCTTTTCACATTTCAGTTTCCCGGAGATGCTGAAAAGGCAGTGAACAAGACTGTTGAGCGTATTCATTACATTGTTGCTCTTGAGCGTACTGCTCTAAATAATGCAACAGAAAGTAATGGGACTGCTGGAGTTGATGACTTTACTGAGTTCTTTGATCCAGTTACATTTGCATCTAGCTAATAGTATTATTTAATCTCAATAAGGGAGAGGGGTAGTTCCCTCTCCTTTTTTATTATCATTTTTAAAATTGGAGGTGAAATAAAACCATTAGAATGCCACTTGTAGAAGTTATAACAGCAGTAGTTAGTATACTATTTGGTTCTGCTGGTGGAGGAGGAATTATGTATTGGTATTTAAAGAAGCAGAGACAAGAACATGTAGAGAAAATAGATATAGCTGATAGGTTTGAAAACAGATTAGATCGTGTAGAACATAAGCTTGAAGAAACAGAGGATGAGGTGGACAAACTAAAGAAAAGGGAAAACAAACTAGTATATCAAATCAATGTTCTTATTGATAGGATAGAAATGCTTGTTAGTAAACTTGATGGGTATGATGAGCTTTCAGATGAAGAAAAGGAGCATCTAACAAATCTCCCCACCTTTCATAAAGAACGTCCAGAAGCAAATGAGTCTTAAAGACTATACTATCATATGTCTTTTTACTCTGTCTATTGGACTAGGAATATGGTTATCATTTGAGATACAACCAAATGAATATCAAGTAGAAAGAGATGTAGATTCAACTCAAACAAGAACTGTAGATACTGTTTATGCAGATACCACTAAGAGGGAAATAAATCCAGAGATACCAGATCCTAATGTAGATAAAGATACAGTTATTATTACAAAGACAGATACTTTTCGAGCAGAGCCTAAAAATGGTCTTAGTCATATTAGAACTTATAACACTCCAGTATCTGATAGTCTACTAACTGGAAATATTAAAACTACAGTACAAGGTTATTTAGTAACTCAAACATTTACTTACACTCCATCATATCCAATAGAGATTCAAGTTAATACTACAACTACTATCACAGAGACTATTACAAAGACTCTGAAACCAAAGCCATATCCGTCCATTGGACTTAGAGCAACAAGTAATCTAAATAGTCTAGGATTTGAAATAACAGGATCCTGGACTTTTCAAAATGGAAATAGAATTACAGCAGGATATGATCCGGTGTTGAAATCCTATAGTCTAGGAGCTTCACTTAATCTTAGAAATCTGTTCAGATAAATTTATATGGCTAACTATAACTACGATAAGAAGCAATTACACAGCTTTCTTGATGATAATAGAGGCTATCTAAAATGGGGAGCTAGTAGAATAAAAAGAAAGTTTGCATCTCAGAATCTTACAGAAAAAGATGTTAGAGATATTCAGAGTGCAGTTAAAAACAATGAAGACTATCAAGCAGAAGAAGAGATACAATTTAATGATCCTACAATTGAAGAGGCTTTTGAAGAGAAACTTGAATCACTTGGATTAATAAGATCTGATGTAAAGAGTTACAAATATTGGGAAACTCATGATGGAACCCCCAGGTTTTCTATTGAACCACATTCAAACTATCAACTTAATTTTAGTCACCTAGAAGATCGCTTTGAAAAGAAGCTAGGAGACATTTCAACTCCAAAGATTAAACGTCCTTCTTTAAACTCAGGATCAGAAAAAAGATGTGATGTTCTTGGACTCCATGATGCACACATTGATAAAGTAGTTCTTGCTGATGAAACTGGATATGATACTGATGCAACTATTGAAGAGAATGTAGAATCTTTTGAACAAGAAAGTCTTAAACTTCTAAGACAATCAAAGAAAGATGGAGTTGATACTGTATTTATTCCTGTGGGTAGTGATTTCTGGACAGTTAACGATGATCGTAATACTACTAAAAGAGGCACTGAGCAACGAGTAATTGTACCATTTCAGGAATCATTTGATGCTGGATCTGATGCTATAATTCGAGTTATTCGATGGGCAGCAGAGAACTTTCATGCTGTTCATGTACCTGTAATCTATGGGAATCATGATGAGGATCTTGATTTCTTTCTTGGGAAACTTCTTGAGCAGGCATTTGCTACAACTTCACATGTTCATGTAAATAGAGAAAGAAAGAAGAGAAAGTACTATAGATTTGGAAAGAATGGATTTATGTTTGCTCATGGATATCATTTAAAGAGTAGATCTAAGATGCAAAAGCTTCCTATTAACTTTGCTGAAGAGGCTACTGATATTTGGTCACAGACCAAAGGAGGTATTCGTAAGGCATTTCTTGGTGATATTCATAATGAGGAACAGTACCAATTCCTTCGTAGTAAAGATTCTATAGGAATGAATGTACAGTTTATGAGGAGTATTAGTAATACAGGAAAGTGGGAGTGGGACAATGGTTATACGGGAATTCCAAAGACAGCTTATTTATGGAGATATTTTGAAGAAGGAAATAGAGAGACTGTTAGAAAAAATATTTGGTGGAAATAATAATAACTTAAATTAGAATAATTTAGTTTAAAATAATGGGACTTAATATTGACGAAGTATTTGCCAAGACTAGAGGAGATGATGAAGGTAAATTAGTTCAGCAGGGTACATCAGGTCTTGTTGATCTTAATAAGAATGTGAATGATTTACTTGAACAAGGAGATTCACTTGACGCCTCCAACCTTGCTAGCGGGACGGTGCCGGATGGTCGTATCTCCGAGAGTGGCGTGACACAGTTTCCGACAGCCGTACAGGTTGGAAAGATCTATGCTGTTGATGGTGCAGGGAATACGACGATTCTTGATCCCGATGACTATGATGGTAGTCTTACCGGCGCCACCCAAGATGAGGATGCCATTCAGGACGCCATTGATGGTTTAGATCCAGACACAAGTTGGGGTGGGGCCGATAAGAGTGGCGGTGGAAAAGTCCTTTTGTCAGACACTTTAATTGGCTACGATGCCTCTGTTATATCATTTGATGCCAGTGTATTGATGCAACTGGAAGGTGTATCCGGTTTCCATGTCGAGTCCTATGGGGCCAAGCCAGACAAGGAGTGCGGGCCTGCTCTACAAGCTGCGATCACTCAAGGAGAAGCAAACAACGAAACCCTGGTGGGGCGTAGCGGGGCGACGTATCTCACGACACAGGCACTGTCTACGTCTGCTGGAGCGGTGATGAATTTCGACATGGCGGATGTCACCATAAAGCAGGCTGACAATGCTGACATTGCAGAGCCTGTACTTAGCGTCACCCTATCATCTGCTTCAGGGAAAACATCTACCAAGGTACGGGTCGACGCAAATGAGGGGAATAACACCTCCGCATATACCGATGGCGTCACGGCCCTTCTCGTGTCCGGTATCCGAAAAGATCCGGGTAGGCTTGCAGCATGGGTCAAAAATGCCGACACTGGAGTAATAATAGAAGGAAACACGGAAAATTCTAACTTTACGTTTTACATAACCGGCTGTGAAAATTGGGGTGTGTTAGAGCAAAACGACGGGAACGGAAATACGCCCGATGAAAACAAGATTGAAATATACGCCCGCGAAACAGACACAGTATATTACAAACGCGACCCTGGCATTACGACTCGTGTAGATGTGTTTAGTGAAGCCACAGGCATAAACGGCGGCCCAACTGTACGACTCGATAATGGAACAACTGATGTTCGAGGCATTATTCGTGGGGCTGAATCTGATGGAATCGTTCAAAAAAATTTCAGTATTGCTGATTATGATGTACGACTCATTGGAACCAAAAATGGAAATTGGGCATATATAGCTGAAGAGGCAACTCAAATCTCAGGATCCTTAAAAATGGATAACTGGGATAATGGATCATGGATAAAGATATCTACAGAACGTGGATCTCTTCAGTTATCACAATCAAGTATCACGAATACAGGGCTACGACTTGGGGATCAATCACTTGGAACAAGATTAAATGAATTTGTAATAGAACCCGGCTCCGTTATTAGGGGTGATGTGTTAGATGAGTTTACAGGACGGGTTGAGGTAAACTGCAATCACGGAATCTCATCTATTACATACGGTGCGAATGGGGGGTCATCAATTTACCCGATCTATCGGTTGGGCGTGGACATGACTGGAATACCTATCAGCAGCGGAGGTGGATTGATTGTGTGGACAGGACCGACCACGCCGGGGGATATATCCAACCCGCAGGGCGATATGATAATTCTTAACAACCGCTTTGAACAGGTCAGTTATTATTACGACGGATCAGATTGGAGAGACCCACGCGGTATCATTGAGAAAGACAGCGGTGCAGAGAGTACATCCTCTTCATCCTCCATTACAGTACCTCATAATTTATCTTCAGCACCACAAGCTACAGATATTACTGTGGTGCCGACCAGTGGATCCGATGGCATCGATTTTGTACAAATAGAAAGTATAACCAGTTCGGATTTTACAATTAACTTTGGTTCCGTTCCGAGCGGAACAATCGTAGTGGAGTGGGAGGCTATACTGAGATAAAGAAGACCATGCAATATCAGTCTACTCTCCTGATTCAAACCCTCGACCTATATTTCATCGTGGCCCCAACCCCAACAGAGCTTCGGAACTCCTCCGACCTCACGGAGATCCCGACGGCGTACTACGCGCTGCCATGCAGAAAAATAGTTAAATAAAATATAATCAATTGAAATTAATCTAATGTCAGAAGCAGATATTCAAGAAGCACTTACAAGACTAAAAGATTTATTCACAACTTCAATAGGAAAGGAGTTTGATAGAATTACATCAGGTACTACTACTGATAATGATAAAACCTATTATGCTATTGTAGCTATAAATGGTACTGCTACTCTTGGTAGTAATACAACTACTATTGGAGATGGGGATTCTCCTGATGGAGATGATATTACACAAGATAATACTAGAAAAGGACTTTTTGATGACATTCAGGTAATATCTGGAACTGTATATGCTTACTATAGGACTTAAAATAAAATGTCTATTGATATAGAGGAAATATTTGCTAAGACTAGAGGACCAGATAAAGGACAGCTGGTTCAACAAACTGCCTCTGGTCTTAGTGATCTAGGCAAGAATGTAAATAATTTAGTTGAGATAGGCAATAAAAAGGTAATTAATAGAGAGTCTGATTTACCAGATGTAAATCAAAGCGGAGAACATGCTCTAAAAGATAACACTCTGTATAGAATAGAGGGGTTTGTTACTGTAACCAATCCAATTAGACTTGGTAATTCAACTCCTATTGTAGGTGGTCATGGTTCCTTAGATGGTATTATTCATACTGGTCAACAAGATGCTATTAGAGGGACAAATTCTGGTCTCTTTCTGAAAGACATGTATTTACATGCTCCAGGAGGGACCATTTTTAATATAAGTGGAGATATTAGTACAGAGATACTATGTGAATCTATATCCATTAGTGATGCAGCAGGATTAGGTAATATTGCATCTTTAGGTACCATTGATGGATTCAGGGTACCATCATTTAAGGGATGTAATTTTGAGAACTTTGCTGATGGACTTACCTTTACTGGAACTACAGACAAGATATTCTTTAGTGAATGTCCATTTAGAGAAGTTAGTGCTTCAAATGTCCGTATTATTGAATTAGACTCAAATCTTGATGTTGATATCATTGATCTTACAGATAATTATGTAAAGGGTGTTCAAAATGATACTGAAGTTATCTACATAGATCCGGGTGCTACAATTAGTGATCAATTACAGTATAGAGGAACGGTACATGATGGATCAGTAAATACTGATAATATTCTTACAGGAGATGGAGACAAGAATGCCGAACCCTATTGGGTTACAGACTCTTATCCACTTTCCAATTCACAAATCTATGGTGGATATGATATTGATTCCTCTGGTACTATTACTATTAATAGTCAAGCATCAGATGATACTGATGAGGCTGCGTATGAAGTGATTGATCTGACAACAACTAGTACAGGACTTGCTCGGTTTACTCATCAGTCACCAAATCAGATTACATATACGGGTTCAAGAAGCCGTGCGCTTGAAATAAACGTCGGTGTGTCTGCTGAAACGGGTAATACAGAAGTGCTTGCAGTCGCAGTATTTCAGAATAACGGTATTATGCCAGGTAGTCCTCGAAAGTTCACTGTACAAAGTCTTCAGTTTAGTGGAGGTACGGCTATAGCGGGAACCGGAACCGCGACAGTGGTTATAGAGCAAGTTGATCCGGGAGATACATTTTCGGCTGCTATCGCTAACCTTGGTTCAACAACTGATATTGAGATTTCTGAGATGGAGATGGATATAGTAACTGCTTAAAATTTACAGCTAGAGATATAAATAAGATGAACTATAAAGCAAAGCCTATTTATACAAAGGATAAGGATGATATTATTGCTACAAAGGTAGATAAGGATAGACTACAAGAAGACTTTGATGGATACTATGAAAGAATGAAAACACTTCTAGGTGCTAATAAGTTAAAGATAGAGGACTACGATAACAACAAGGTTTTGATCTATGATAAAGATAAATGGTCTGGAGATAAAATAGGATAACACATATGCCAAAGACTTCTAGATCACTTAATGATATCTCTTACCACATTCTTAATAATATTCGTGGTAATAGATCTAAAGACTTTCCTGAGCTAACTATAGATCAAATTAAGGATGCTGTAAAGTATTATAGAGCACTTCTTATTAGAAGAGATCAACAAAGAAATTTTAATCGGTATAGAATGTTTGAACAGGACCTTGGACTAGTAACAGTTGACTATTATGATACTGCTGAAGATTCTAATACAACATCTAATATAGAGCTTCTTAGAACAGATAATAAGATTCCTTCTCCTATTAGAATGAAGGAATGGGAGGGAATCACATATGTAGGTAAAGCCAATAAAGCAGGAGAACCCTTTCCTCTAATAGATGCACATAGAAGTTGGTGGAATCAGTACAATAAATTCACATCTGATGAACCCGAAGTATTCTATAGAAATGGATATATTTATCTTAGGAATACAAATGTACTTGATGAAATAAATATTAGGGGAGTGTTTGAAGATCCAGAAGCTGTTTATAACTTTAAGAATGAAGATGAAGAAAAACCATTTCCTATTCCAGAAGATATGATACAGAGGATAACACAGAGTCTTCTTAATGGAGAACTAAGCTTTGCTGTACAATCACAAGCAGGACAACAAAGCGCATCTGAATAATGTATAGTTATATAAAACAATTTGATCAGTATTCGTATGAGATAGCACCTAAGGGATTTCCATATAAAGAGAATACTGAAATCTATGAAGGTGATGAAATTAGTATTACGCTAAGAGGGATAAATCTGGATACTAATAGGACACCTTATAACTTTGATCAATTTGATTCATTTGCAGCATGTTTTAGCGTAGGACCTGAGAGTGATACCTATTGTGCTTCTAGTAGTGATTTTACATTAGGTCAAAGTCAAGATGCTATAAACTATGATAATAATCAAGGAAATCCTCCAGGTACTACAAAAGATGAACTACATTTTACAGATGATGATTACAGTATATTGTCAGACTATCCTTTTGATGAAGCTATTCTTGATATACAAGGTACTATAAATAATAGTACCCACACCTTTATGAGATTTGATGTTAACATTGCACAAGAAATAACTAAATAATGGGACTTTTAGATAGCCACATTACATCCAACAGAGCTAGAGCAGAAAGAGCTTATCAAAATGCTGCTGGAGCAACTAATGTAAATCCAGAATATGTATCCACACAATTAAATCAAAAGCCAAAAGACTATCAAAGTGGAACTGGTGTGGCTCTTGGAGCCTATCCCATTGGAGACGGACTCGTACAGCGAGTTAGCTGGAATGATACTACAGACACATGGGATGATCTTGGAGATCCTATCCTTACACAGCCCTATTCTCCAAGAACTGTAGAAAATATTAGTGATCTGAATAGTACTTCTACACAGAAAACTAGAATGGTGGGAGTAGAAGGACCAACTGTTCAATCTGGATTATTTTTGCCTTTTGATAATGATCCCATTGGAGATGGAGATGATGGCTCAACTGTACTTCAATCTAGTAATGGAGAGTGGTGGGTCAGAAGAGATACTCAAATTAGAGGAGCAATTAATGTAAAGTGGTTTGGTGCTAAAGATGGTGAGGATATTACAACTGAACTAAAAGATGCACTTAACAAAGCATCAACTACAAATGGTTTTTGTTATCTTCCTTCTGGTAATTATAAATACTCATCGACTATTGAGATTCCAGATGGTGTTGTACTAGTTGGTGATGGAAAGGAAAAAACAAAACTTACGCTAAAAGATGGATCTGCGTCAAATCTAACTTCTTATAGTACCTCAAATATTAAGGGGGGTACAAATGATATGTATCCACATTTTACAACCGAACAAGGTGTTGGGGGAACGACAAATATAGAAGTTAGAAATATTCAGATTCAAGGAAATACCGCTGGAACGTCTGGTCCTAGAACAGAAGCTGGACTATGGATTAATGATGCTGAAAATGTTGTTGTAGAAAACTGTAGAATAGAAGATGTTAGAGATGATCTATCCTCTACCAATATATCAAATCAATATAGATCTTTCTGTGTATGTGTAACCGACTCGTCAAGGGTAACTGTGCGGGGTGGAAATTATAATAGAGCTGGATATGAAGTCATTGGTGTGCGCGGAGGTACTACAGACTCAGTTATTCAAGGCATTAAATCTACACAAGTAACCGCCAGTAATGGTAGACATACTATTCAAACTTCTGATATTCCCCAACCAGAACGAATAAAAATAAGGGGTAATGTTTTGATTGGGGGAAATTCTAGGATTATAAATGATACGTCCTTGCATATTACTATATCGGACAATATTGTAAAAAACAGTAATGACGCCGCCATTGAAGTATTAACAATTGATACTTCTCCTTCCGGTGGGTCAAACAACCAAGCAAAAGATACGTCCATCGTTGATAATATCGTAGAAGGTGGCCTTGAAGGAATTAAAGTTCGATCAATAGATACAGCAAACAACCTCCCAACGGAAGAGGTAATTATATCTAATAATCAAATAAACGCACCTGGACAGGGAATATTTATAACAGATACTGTTGATGCTGTTATTAGTGCAAATAGAATAGTTAGTACAGATGCAAATGGAATAAGGGTTAAAGATGAAAACTTGTCTCAAACCTCAAGAATTAACATTAGGAAAAACATTATTACATCTAATGATACTAGTAATGTAAATGGTGAGGGGGCGGCTGTATCTGTTGGAACAGCAAGAAATATAGATGTTGTTGGAAACCACCAAAAATTTGGCCGTATTGGGGTGTTTGTTGAAAGTGGTGCAGATAAAATGCTTATAGCGGATAATGATATTACAGAAGCTCAAAATACCGGACTTGATATAGATGGAGGAGCTACTAATATAAATCAAAGGGATAATAGGACCTAACTTTAATGGTATACGATTACGTATCTAGTAAATCAATTATAGCAAAAACCTTTCGTGATCTTAAGATCCAAAGAAATGATTGGATTAAAGATGCAGTAGAATGGATTGGGGAGGCTCTTCAGGCTATTAATGCTGCTCCACAGTTTGAAGATAAATCACGAATAGTTAGAACAAAGTCCCATAAGGCCCCTCTTCCAAAGGACTTATATAGGCTTAGAGAGGTTAGATATGGAAAAGGTACGTTTAATGAGTCTAGTAAGCCTACAAGAGATCAATTTAATATAGTTCTTCAATATGGAGACTCTAGTAACCATCCCGCTTTAGTAGAAGAAGATTCAAGTACTTATAAAGGATCTGATCATACTCAAGAGACATTTCTTCTAGATGGTAACTATATAAAGACTTCTTTTGAAGAAGATTGGATTCTTATTACATATCTGGGATTCTCTCTGGATAATGACAACTTCCCAATGGTCCCTGATAACTACTCCTACAAGCAGGCTCTTTATTGGTACATTGTAATGAAACTTATGGAAGGAGGTAAAGAACATCCTGCTGGACTAGGATGGGGAGATGCTGAACAAAGATGGTTAAAGTATTGCACACAGGCTAGAAATCAAGCAAATATGCCTGATGAATCTAAGTATGAACAGTTCTTTGAATCTTGGGTTACAATGGTTCCACATCTAAATTATAGAACTGAGAATGTAGACTTTGACTTTACTAAGTATGATACTGATATGACATATGAGAATTTCTTTGTTGAATTAGACTAGTTATCTAATATGACTCAAGATGATCTAGTAAAACTACTTATCAAAAAGAAAGGTACTTCTACTACAATTGGAGGTTCTTTAGGAATCCTTATTGTATACATTCTATGGAGTAAAGAATTTCTTAATGAACCCAATCTTCTTATCTACGGAGCAGTATTTGTTGTTTTTGCAGCTATTGGAGGATGTGTAGACTATTATCAATCAAAATTAAAAGAAGAACTTTAATATGCCTCAATCACATACTCTAAAGACAATGTATGAAGACTATAAGGAGAGTGTGGATGACCCGCTCTCCTATTCTGATTATAGAGAGTGTTGTGAGCTTTTTAACATGTGGTCAATGGATAGGGTTACTGACGGGTATAAGCTTAATATGGGAGCCTATCTATCTACTATATCCGTTATCAGAGTTCCTAGAAATCACACCAATCCTCAGGTAAATTGGGGAGCTACAATGAAATACAAGAAAGAACTACTTAGTGGTGAAGCAGAAGAAGCACCACCAGAAGGATATGATGAGGAAGATCTTAAATCAGAAGATAATCCAGATGGAATTGAATACTTTATCTACCACACTGATGATTGGTATGCTATGTTCTACTGGAATAAGGTTGGTTGTAAAGTAAGAAATAAAAGTGCTTATAGATTTAAACCAACAAGAGGAGATAAGGGGAATAAAACAAAACTTAAAGAAAAGCTTAATAATGATGAACTTCATTATCAAAACTTTAAACTAATAGATAGATAATGGATGTAAAGCTTAATAGAATTGCACATAATGATAAACAAACAATTGGGACTCTTAGAACCTCTGACTTTTCTTGTAGAACTATAGAACTTCCCCCATTAGAAAATAAAAGAAGAGTTAGTAGGATTCCTGCTGGAAAGTATTCTCTTCAAAAACTTACAGGAGATCAGTTACAATGGAGTAGGTTTGACTATCCTCACTTTTGGGTTAAAGATGTACCTAATAGATCAGGAATTAAAATTCACATTGCAAATTATTTCTTTCAGCTTGCTGGATGTATTGCTGTTGGAGGAGCCTTTTCTCATATAAATGATGATGGGTATCTTGATGTTACAGATAGTAAAAAGACACTAGATAGGCTTCTAGACACTCTTCCAAATATTTCTAACCTTACTATTGTTAATGAAAAGAAACCAACAAAAGTCCAAATAGCAGGACTTATTAATGAAGTAGATAATAAAGTAAATCTTAAAGAAATTAATCTTGTATAATGAGATTCACAAAAGGAATTAACCAGGATGTAGATCCTTCTGCACAACCTGAAGGTACTTATAGAGATCTTGTTAATGGAATCCTGAATGATAAGACAGGATCTATTGTAAAGGATCGTCCTACTCAATCCAAAAGTTCTTTTAGTAATATAGAAGGTACTCTAACTGTACCTGAAAGAAATGTAATCTATGTTTTTGAACATGGAAATGGAATATCAAGTATTGCAGAATATGACTATATAAATGATACTACTAGTAGTATACTTTCTGATACTTTAAATATTAGTAATGGATCTTTAGACTTTGGGAACTCAAATATTACATATCTTGACGCTAGTTATAGTATTAACAATAATGATGAACTCATTCTCTACTGGACCGATGGAGTACATCCTCCTAGATTCTATAATGTAGATAAAAATAAGGATATTGATGATGTATATACTCTAAATATGTTTCCTCATTATAATTCTAATAAAAGTGATACGCCTCTATTTAACTTTAAAGAACTAAGAGATTCTGGAGGATCCTTGAGTGGAGGAAGCTATCAGCTTGCATTTGCATATCTTGATGATGATAACACACTAACAAACTACTTTTATGTAACTAGACCAATAAGAGTATATAGACAAGAATCTCAAAATAATATATTTAGATACATCGGTCTAGACGATGAAACTCAAACAGGTAAATCAATACACTTTAGTATAAGTAATCTTGATACTAACTATGATAGGCTTAGAATTAGTGCTATTAAAGGTACTAATGTAGCTAATATTCAAGATGTTAGCATTCCTGATACAGGAACTGTTGACTACACCTATACTGGAAATGAAGATGAAACTGCTGGAAGTCTTGATGAGATTGTAATTGATAGCGCTTCATATGATAGTGTAAATACTATCACGCAACATAATAACCAGATGTTTATGGGGGGACTAGAGGAATCTGGACTTAGCAAGTCTGAAAAAGAGGAGCTTCAAAAAACTGCATTAAATACTACAGTTTCTATTACAACAAACTTTACTAGACCTCAGAGTGCGGGAACAGGATTGGATAAGATTACAGGACAGAGAGAGGGAGCTACATTCAAGAGAGGAGAAGTCTATGCTCTCTACATGTCATTTATCAGAGATGATGGTAGGGAAACTGAAGCATTTCATATTCCCGGTAGACCACCTACAAATAGTCTTCCAAGTGGAGCTAGTGATAAAGCTAGTTATTCCAATGGGGGTCTAACATTCAATGATAGATACAAAGCAATAGCTGAACCTGATGCTTCTACTGGAATGGGCTATTGGGAAAATGAAAATGAGTCTTATCCTGATAAACCACCTTTTAATAATGAGACAACTACAGATGTAAGTGGGAATACAATAAATTTTTCTGAAGCTAATATTCGTCATCATAGGATTCCTGGTCCAACCTATCTTTATGATAGTAATGGAAATAATAGGACTGATATGAGACCTACTAGAATAAATAGTGGTAATAGAGAAGCCAATGTGGTTAATCTTGAAGTAAGTAATGTCGATGTACCTGTTGGTACTCCAACAGCACTAACTGATAAAATTGTTGGATATAAGCTATATTATGCAAAAAAGACAGATAGTGATAAATTAATTATTGATCAGGGATCATTTAATTGTGGCTGGGTAGATGCTGCTGGAGTAGGTGCTGGAACTGATGGTCACAGACCATTTCAGCAAGATGATAATGTATTTGATAATACAAAATATTGCACTCATGGATTTGATGAACTTAGTGAACATGATGGAGATGGAGATGGTACCTTCACAGGAGAAGAATGGGGAGCACAAGAAGACGTAGCCTATGGAAGACCTGTATACTCAATGATTAATAGACCTGATGTATCAGGTGTAACTCATATAAGAGGTATTGAGAAGATTGAATATGATCATCAGCCAACTATTAGTCAATATAATCTACATAATGCTGATGGTAATAGAACAAAAATTTCTGGTCCTCATGAAGGAAGTGAAGATGATGCATGGTTTATAGGTGTAGATTCTGGACCTACATATATTGAAGCCGGTTCTAGGGAAGTGCCTATATCAGAAGAGTATGGTTTTTCTCATGATATGGACAACCTCTTTGGAGAGTCAAAAATTATCATGGAGCTTAACAGTGAGCATATGGACAGGGGATTTAGAATGATCTTTGATATGTGTGTTACTCAAAATAATGTTCATGCTCCTTATGATAGACAAGAACTTGTAGATACATCTACAATTGGGAATATTGATTCTAATGGAAATGGTGAATCTCTATCTTTTGAAAATGGGGATAGTTATATAACTCAAAATACTTATAATGCTAACACTTTATTGTCACTATTAGATGGTACAAAGAATAATAATGATGATTCAGGATGGAATGATGCATTTGATAAATTTTGGATTAATGATATATCTGACTCTTTGGGTATTGTTGGATCTTCTAGTAGTGCCGATCTCAAGGGAGTAAGACTCGGTATTCAAGAAGTTATTGGCACAGAGGGAGATCTTAATGTAACACCATTTCCAGTAAGTCATAGTTATGATTCCTTTGTAGAGTCAAGATTGCCTGCTGGCCTTGTTTCTGATGGAGAAGATAGTAGATATGATCTCAGAGCACCTAGAACAGATATAGGACAGACATTTGCACCTTGGAGAATTGTACCCGATGTTGAAGATCTTGAGCCTAGTGCTAATGAATATGATACTAGCAGTAGTCCACCTGCTAGGGAAATCATTATGTCTAGAATATGGGCAGATTATTTCACGAGATCAGATAACTATCCACAATGGAATGAGGAATATGCAAAGGTTAATACAGTAAAGACAGCATTTCCTTGGGACCCATTTGATATTCCAGAAAATGCACAATATAATAGAATAATTAGATCTTCCGGTGATGAAGATGTGGGAGGAAGCAGATCATTTAGACGCTTTCTTTCTGAAGATTTTTTAGATGTGAAAGAAAATAGAGGAGAAGTTATTAACCTTACTGAGCTTAATGATAATCTAATTATTCACACTGAAAGATCTATAATTCAGACAGTAGGTAAGGAAAGACTTAAGACAACAGGAGGCCAAGAAGCATTTATTGGAAGTGGTGATATATTTAGAGTTATTCCTGAAGAACTTAATGTAACAGAACTTGGATTTGCTGGACTTCATTCATTTAGATCACAAACAAGCTGTGAGGCAGGATACTTCTTTGTTGACAAAGATGCAAACTCTATTTACTGGTTGTCTGAAGGACAGGGAATGAATGAACTAACAACTGAACAACTTGGTCTTAGTGGATTCTTTGATGACATTCTTAGAAATCCAGATAAGGAGCCTAGAGTTGGATATGATAGTGATAGTGGAAGAGTGATGTTTACCTTTCATGATACTGGAAATGGAGATGATAAGACAATCTCTTTCTATCCAGACAGACCTGCCTGGGGATCTAGACACTCTTATCATCCTGATAGATATGTAGATATACTTGACTCTCTAGCTACAATAAAGAATAATACTCTATACTTTCATGAGTATGGATCTTCTAACGAGATTTATAATAATGATAGTAAATTTAAATTTGTATATTCAGTTCCACATGGATTCAATCATAAGGTAGATCACGTTTGGTTTAATGCAGATAATATTGATGCTCCTAATGGTGTCATTAATGAGAGTATTCCGTTTGATACCCTATCTGTAGAAAATGCTAATCAGACAACTGGTAATATAGTTCTTACTTCTTACGATGGGGGATCCCCTGAAGATATCACTAGCAGAGGAAATACAAGAAGAACCCAAGGAGTGTGGAGAGTAAATGATATTAGAGAAACTGGAGGAGGTCCAGGATACCTACCATCTTGGGCACAAGATCCTAGATTAGAAGATGACTATCATATTGTAACACTAGAGAAAGCAGCTTCTGAAGAATCTATTATCCTAAGATCTGCTGGAATTGATTCTGAACAAACAGTTCATTAATTATGCCTAAAGATCCCGAACCTAAAGATAGCGTATTAGACAATCCCTTGTATAAAATAGCTGCAAGTGGATTGGAAACTGCTAATGATATGCCTATAATTAGTGAGATTCTTGGTGCTGGAGTTTATGGAAGTACTATGCTAACTGAAGCTAGTGGAGATGTTAGTCTTAGATGGCAAGATGAAAATGCAGAAGGAATGAAAGATTTTGCTTTCGGTAGTGACTTACCTAAGTCTAGATTTACACCCACATCGCTTAGTAATGCAGATGAGAAAGATTTTAGATCTATAAAAGACAAAGTAGTTCTTAATATTAGTGATAATATAGAATTTAGTGAAAAGTTTGGAGAGATTCCACAGAAAATAAAGGAAAGTGAGGATGCTTTAGATGCATCGATAAAGATTCAAAATATGCTTGCTGATGGGGAGATATCTCCAGACGAGGCAGATTACTATATGGATCAACTAAATAATGTTACTAATAATGAGGTAGCCAAAAAGCTTTCTTCTATGGAAGAGGGGGATATAATTACTGATGAAGAAGTATTAGATAAATTTGATGTTAGAGGCACTCACCAAAGTGGTTTCTCATTAGGAGATTTCACGAAATCAATAGGAAAAGATGAAAGTGGATATTATTTTAGTCTGTATGATAAATATGATTTTGGGCCTCAATATGGTGATAAATATACTGGTGGAAGCAAAGTAGGTAAAGTTGCTGCTGGATTACTAGATAAAGCTGGTCATCCTTTTCATATCTATGACAGATTTTATTTTGATCCTGAAACTGGAGAACAAGTCCGTCCAAAAATTAGTAAAGAAAGTTACGAGAGATCTAAAGAAAACATAAATCTACATGATAAAGATATTTCAACTAAGAGAGATAAAACTATGACAAGAGGTAATAGAGCTTTAAATCCCCCTCTTCCTAAACTTGAATTAGCTTCAGGTGGATATAATTGGCCCCCTACTAAAGGCGGAGGAGGATCTTCTGGAGGCGGTAGTCCACCCCCAACTGGAGGTGGTGGATTTGGTGGGGGTAGTTATTATGATTGGGCTTCACTTGGAGCAAATCTTTTTTCATCTGCTGCTCCTTTGTTTGGGGGAGGAAGGATGGGGGGGATGCCAATGAGGGGTTTATCAAGAGGAATGGGAGTACAGAGAGCACTTCAAACTACATTACCTAGACTAAATTCCTCTAATAATAGTGCTAATCAAGGTACAACTACGGAAATTATTGCAGGTGGAGGATATATTGAGAATAAGATGAGAAATGGAGGAACTGTACCCATTGGTCAAGATGCAGAAAAAGTAGTTGGACCTAGACATGAAAATGGTGGAGTTCATCTAAACGAAAGAACTGAAGTTGAAGGTGGAGAAACTCTAGATAATCTATCAAAAGGTGAATACGTATTTAGTGATCGACTAACTGTACCAAATTCTGTTTTACCTGATGGAAAACAAGGGATGACATTTGCTGATTATCATAAACATCTTGTAGAAAATAATGCTAATCAGTCTCAAATTCAAGAACTTGCTGAAATTCAAGAAAGAGTAGCTGGTAGAGATCAGAGTGGATCTACTATTACTGGAGAAAACAAGACTCAAGATGAACCTAATAAAAGAACCAAGCATTTAGGTCCTCTTGGAAAAAAGTTGGCTATGTTAGGAAATGAAAAAAAGATGCCTGCTGGTGGAAAGATGCCTAATGTTTATGAAGAAGGAGGATACTATGCAGTAAAAGCATCTGAGACAGAAGGAGATGAGCCAAAATATCCAATTAACTCTGCTGATGATGTAAAAGATGCTTGGAAGCTAAGAAATCATGGAGACTATAATATCTCACAAAGTACCCTTGAAGAGAGGATTAAAAGAAAAGCTAATGAGTATGGAGTGGATCTGGGAGAAGATGAGAAAGCCTATGGTGGAGAAGTAGAATATCAAACAGGTGGTTATTATGGTGACAAATGGGAAAATAGAACAGGTCAGGGAGCTATGGCTGCTGGTGTTGATACAGGATATAATCGAGGTGATACAGGAATAGATTGGGGTGAAACAGCTAATTCAGTAGTTGGAGGAATAGGTAATGTTCTTGAAAGTGCTCTTCCCTATGCTCCAGCAATATTAAATCTTGGAAGGGCTGGAATTAGTGCTTTAAAAGGAGGTCCTGATGTATCAGATGTACCTTATACTCCTCCTGCTGGAAGAGCAGAAGAAACTATTAGACAAATGGAAACGGATGTAAATGTTGATCCTCAACTTGCATCTGTTGATCGTGCTCTTAGAAGCGTTATTGCTGATCCTACAGCTTCTCAAAATCAGAAGAGAGCAGCAGCTACAAATGCAATGAAGCAGAGAGCTAAGATTGAAGCTCAGGAAGAAAATAGAGAAACTCGTCTTAGGAATCAGATGCTTAGTAAACTTGCTTCTGCACAACAGGGAAGAGATAGAGCTATTTCTCAGGGCCGTACACAAGCTGCTCAGGCAGAGAGAAGACAACAGATGAAGGCTGATGAGGCTCAGATGAATCTTATTACTACAGGTCTACAGCAAGCTAGTCAAAGGCTTCAGCAACAGCAGAGATGGCAGGATAAGCTTGATATGGATGCTGTTAGCCTTGCTGCTGAACTGTCTGCTGTTGAAAATCAAGCTGCTGTTGATAGGGTATTTGAAATGCTACAAGAAAGATATCCACAAAAGGCACAGAGAGTAAGACAAATCTATAACAAAGAATAAATAGATATGGCTATTACTCCATTTACACAGCCTGTTCAACAAAGTGAATTTATTCCTCAGAAACCTAAGCTTCCCACAGAAGCTATTTCTGGTGCTGCTCAAAGAATAGAAGATATACATCTTCGTAGAGCAAAACAAAGAGATAAAATCTTAGGTACTGCTGTAAAACAGCAGGCACATCCTAGAGATAGACAGGCTCTAGAACAGTTTGAACAGAATCTAAGAGGTGAGTTTGAAAGGCTTGCTGAAGATGATCTCCTATTTGGAGATCAGGAAGAAATTAGTCGTCTTGCTAGGATGACTGAAGAGGAGCTTCAAAAGATTCAGAGAGCAAAGAAGCTTCGTGAGAGTCAACAGAAGCAAATAGAAAATCTATCTGATGCAGGTAGACAACAGGCTGCAAAACAAATAACTAGATCTCAAGGATTACAGTTTGATAAAGAGACTGGTAGAATTGATACTAGTAGTTTTCCGTCTGTAACATCTTTTGCAGAGGAAGCTGATAATCTATATGATATTGGAGTTGATGCAATTGAAGGTCTTAAAGAGACATTTGATCGTAAAAGAAGTGGATTTGCTGGAACCTATGAAGATATGGGCTTGGCAAGATTTCAAGAGGTATCTGGAGTTAGTGATAAAAGAATTAAAAGGGCAGTAGATAATGAGTTTGCAAATAATTCTGAAGTACAGAATTGGAAGTCAAATTCAATAAAGCTGCTTCGTAATAAGTATCTTATGGAGGGAATGTCTGAGGAAAAAGCTACTGATCAGGCACAAAAGACAGTCAATACTAAACTTGATACTCTTGCAACTCAGATTGCTAATAACAGAGCATCTAATGATGTAAATATAAATCTTAGATCTCTACCTGGATCAGGAGATGATGGAGAAGGGGGCACTAAAGAAATTGTTGTACCAGGATCTCCCATATCATTTGATCATCTTCCTGAAGGTCCTTATAAAGATGAGTATAAGGATAGGAGAAATAGGATTGAAACTAAAATTATGCAAAAGAACTTCTCTGATGCTGAATTGGAGAAGATTCGTAATCTAAGACAGAGAGCAAAGCGTTTATCTGAAAGAACTCCAGAGAGAGGTAGTGGAAAGACTACTATAGGACCAACTACCGAACAGGAATTCTTTACGCAGAGGCAATATTCCACAGAAGATAGAGAACAACAACCCCCTCGCACAGAGCAGGAGTTTTTAACTCAAATGATGAGTGGTCAAACTCCACAAATCAGAACAGAAGATGCTTACTTTGCACAGCTTATGCAAAATGCTGAAGTCAATGGAGAAAAGACTAATCTATTAGATAGATATCAAACTGTACAAGAAAATATAAGAGAGAAAGCTCAAACTCCAGAAAGTGCTCCAAACTTTTATACCCCTTCTGGAAGTCAAACAAAAATGAGTCAAAAAATGGATCAAATGGCAACTGCTGTACAGAATATGGCTGGTAAGCTTAAGTCACAAGATATCCTTGTGCAAAGTGAGGAAGACAATAGTTGGATTCCTTTTTATGGTGGTGCTCAAACAAAAGAAAATACAGCACAGACATTCAGAGATGTTCTTTCTAATACAAAGAATGTGAGTGTATCGGGTGATGGAAGATGGATTAAAATTACTACAGACAATTCTATTGAAGGAGATGATGAAAATAGACTTGAGGGTAGATCATTCAGAATTCCTACTCAAAATATGACTTCCAGTATGATTAAGCCGCTTACGGATATGTTTTCTGATGAAGCACAACAAGTAATAGAATCTAATCTAAAATATAGAAATGCTACTATTACATCTGATAATCCATTAGAGGTTGGTAATCAGTATAGAGTCAATGTATCCGGCAATATAGATCCAGAGACAAATCAGTGGCAGGAGGATTATATTCTTCAAAAGAAAGGAGAGAATGGAGAAGTTCAACCAGTAGTCTATGATGATCTTATCAGTACTGCTAATAGTAGTGAGGAGATGACAAACAGAATTGTACAGGCTGCAAAGACTGAAAATCTAAGAGGTATAAGAAATAAAGAAGATGCTATTGCAGCACTTAAAAACTACAAAAATCATCAAAAACATGGAGAATCTCTGAATGTATATGGAAGACAGCTTAAGCAACTTCTAGAGAATACAACAGTTAGTGCTGATCATAGAGGACTAGCTGTTGAAGCAGCAGTTCAACTACAGAGATCTACTGAACCAAATAATGAATAAATATGCCTTCCAAAGTACTTGATAAGATAAATAGTGAAGACTTTAATACTAATAGTACTAAGTCTACTTCTACTCCTGATGATGATCCCAAACAGGATAATAAAAAGAAGGGTGATGAAGATCCTGTTCCCAAGACTATAGATAAAATAAATCTTGATGAAGTAGAAGAACCTCAAGAAAGAGAAGATCCAAATCCTCTTGATATTTTGTCTAGAGATTCAGATGTAGATCCAGGTGGATTTACTCCTAATGTAGAAGAGTTTAGAGAATATGAGAGTTACCTTGGATACGGTGTTGGAAAGGATGATTTAGAAGCACAAAAGGTAGATCCACGTTTTCAGGATCTTCAGCAAATGAGGGCTAATG